GATTTATCCCCATCTACTATTCTACAGGTTAAGACATTTTGTGGATAAACTCCAAACTCTTTTCTTATTAAGTCTCTATCGTAGGTTACTTTCTTAGTAGGTGAGTATAATTGAATTTTATCATTAACTAACTGATAAAAGTCTTTGTCGGATGACATAATTGTGCATTTCGACTCTTTTAATGTCGATGTACATATGTAACTTATAACATCGTCAGCTTCGAGATTATCTAATGCCAATAAAGTCAAAGGTAAGTGTTCTAAATACTCAACTAACCTACCTAATTGTCTTTTTATTGATTCGGATTCATCTTGCGGTGTGGTTGCCCAATCGACATTTCTATTTAATCGACTTCGTACTTTCCTACCAGCCTTATATTCAGGAAATACTTTTTGGCGTGGTTTGGATGAGTTTTTACCATCAAAAACAATAATACAACGAGTAGGCTTAAACTTATTAATCGTATATCGTATAGATTTTAAAAACCCAGTCAAACCACCCACGTGATTACCATCTTCATTCAAAGATGGGTTAACGCTAAATGCCCTTATGAAAGTATTGAAACCATCTACAACTAAAACGTGATCATTTAGTTTTTTTGTTGTAGGATTGGTTTCAATATCATCTTCGTAGTCATAAAATCGCTTAGTTAATAAAGTTTTATCATAACTATTACTCATTCGCAAACTCATCTTCAGTAGTGACATCATCTATGCCCAATTGACCAGAATCATACTTTAAAATTATCTTTTTACAGATAGAATCATAAATATATTCCTGAGTATCTACGTCTGAGAGTAAAGCGCCAAAGTCTTTTGATTGAAACTTATGTTCTTTATTATTTTGGTCAACTAAAGTATACCAAGCACCAGCTTGTTTAACTAAGTTGTGGTCTTTCATTACACTTAACCAACTAGCAAAATCATCAATACCTTTATCAAAGAAAAGTGGGAATTCAGCACTCCGTAATGGAGGACCTAATCTATTCTTAATGACTTGAGCTTTGATTTTAATACCAACAGTATTCTTTTTTGTATCTTTGATTTGTCCCATATTCTTCAACCTAATTCTTGTTGAAGCGTGGAATGGTAATGCTTTTCCACCACTTGTTGTCCAAGGGTCTCCGAACATTACTCCGAGTTTTTGTCTTAATTGGTTCGTAAAGATTAAACATACTTTTTGACGAGCAATAAGTTGTGTAATCTTTCTCATAGCCTTTGATAAGACTATGGCTTTTGATGTAGCCCAACCATCTTTATCAAAGTCAGCATCCATCTCTACTTTTGTAGAAGCAGCAGCTAAACTATCGACTAATATGGTGACTAATTTATCTTTATCGGATTCGCGAATCTTCGTGATAATCGTTTCAATCGTATCAAATATGTCTTCAACTGTTTCCAGATGAACGTATAGCATATTATCAGTATCTACTCCAATTGCCTGTAAGAATTCAGCTGAAACAGCAGACTCAGTATCTATATAGACAGCAAGACCACCTTTCTTTTGAGTGGAGGCAAGAGCGTGAGCTCCAATTAAAGATTTACCACTACCTTCAAGTCCATTTATTTCTGCTATTCGACCAGCAGCAAATCCACCGTTAGGTTTATTTGATATTGCTAAATCTAATAACGTAGAACCCGTAGAAACCCAATCCGTAACATCAGTTGGAGTTTCTTGTTTTCCATCAAGAAAATAAGCTACTTGATGAGATTTGAATTGTTTGTTAAGTTCGCTAGCTAATACTTCAGCTAGCTCATCTCTGTTTGACATATGTTTCTCCTATTAAACGATGGGGCGGAGAAAGGAGTAAACCACCCCACCGAGCCCGCGGGATTATGAATTAAATAATTTATCAAAGTCATCTTCTACTGTAGAAGATGCATTGGTAGTAACCATTTCGGGTTCTGGCGTACCAGAACTGTCATCATTATCCGTTGGATTTAAGAAACTTGAGAGGTGTTCTTTCAACTCATCAAAGGTTGGTTCTTTATATAACTCACCAATGTTGGGTTGACCATTTAACAGTTTTTCTAATTGATCAGAATCATCAGATAACGTAGTTTGATTTGGTTTTACTCTGATAGTAGTTTTACCATACTGATTTCCAGCTTCAGCAGGCGTTTGTCGTTCAACAACAATGTCACGACCAACTGTAGCATCAGAAATATCACCATAATCAGGATCTGCGATTATACCCAAAAGTTCTTGATAAACTGTTTTACCAAAACCCCAGAATTTAACTCCTTCTGATTCTTCACCACGAACTATAACGGGAACAAATGTTCTCATTTTAGGTTCAATTCGTTTTCCTTGAATCCATTCATCTTTATTGCCAGACGATTTAAGTTTGTCAGCAAATTGTTGAACTGGATCAGGTCTACCAAATGATAGTGGTGATAGGACAGTTTTGTTAGGAACTAAACTGTAATGAAAAAACAACTCACTAAAAGGATTGTTCTTATCGTGTGTATAAGGTACAATTCTTACTTGTGATTTTCCTGGTTGTGGTTTCCAAAACGAGTTTGAGGTTGTGTTTTGTAACTGATTAAGACGGCTTTTTATAGCATCAATATCCATTTTTATTCTCCATAGTTATGTTTAGTGTTATTGTTATTAATAAATATTTAATTAAAAACATTTAAGTATAACGTATTCATATAATATACGAATTTTTTTGTTAAAATACAAGCTTTATTTTAGTCTTTTTAACTTTTTTATTTGTAGCTTTAGGATTTTCAATTCCTTATTCATCATCTCACATTCTTCACGATAATTTTGTGGTTCGTGTGATTGTTCTTCTAATTTACTTAATCTATCTTCAATAGTCAAGGGTTTTGTTCGATATGCCATAAATTGCGTATAAACCATATCAATCATTCTTTCTTGTGATATGACATTACTTGGTAAATCTTTTTGGTTTTCTCCATACCATAATATAACACTTTTTTTCCAATTATCAAAGTCTTTTTTTGAAGAATTTTGAATATCAAATGTAGGAATGGGTTTTAGTGGTTTTCTTTCTTTCAAGGGGTTGGCTTTTAAAAATTGTTCTACATTTCGTTTATCCTGATAACCTAGTAGAAAAGTTCCTATGTTTGAATTATATAACATTGGAGTTATTGCTCTTAATTTATTACTCGTAAGGATAGTATCGTAAATAACTCTTGATTTTTTATCATCAACATTTAGAATTTGAATTTTTTGTTCATCATTCAAAGTTTTGTTGATTTGTTCTATTGATGGTTGCATTCTTGTACACCAAGCACAACCACTTCTGGTAAAATAATATATAGGTGATGCCATTTATAAGTCTATAATCTTTAATATCCGTGTAGGTATTCTTTGTAAGCCTTCTTTGTTAGAAATCAGTATCATGTTTTTGTATAAATCCCATGGCACTTGATAACTCGTATCCAATACGCCATTATTAATTAGTTTGATTAATTCATTTAATGCATTAATCGTATAAAGTGTATTGGTTATTTTCTTTCTATGTAGTGAAATAGTATTCTGAACTAAATTAAAGTCAATGTCATCTTCTTGATTTACATTATAAGTACAGATTAATTCTTTTGGTTTATCTTCGTTTTGTAATACATAAATCTTATCAAATACGATTTTAAAATTCTTTGTTATGTCAATAATTGATTGGTCAAGATTAAATTGAGTCGTGAATGTACAGAGTAGTTGCGTTTTCATAATTAATTATTTTTTTGTAGTAAAGATTGCCAGCCTCTCCACTTGTTTAGACGCCATTCATCATATTCCTTCTTTAATCTAGCATATTCTTCAGGATTATCTGGTTTTTTTGCTTTACCCTTACCAGCAGCTTTTTTCATATCTTCTTTATACTTTTTGTACTCAGGATCCTTTTCAATTTGTTTTTTAAGATTATCAGCTGATTGTGGATTTGCTCTTATATCTTTCTGTAAATCTTTTATGTATTGTTTTCTTTCCGCCTTTTCTCCTTGAATAGCTTCAAGTTCTTCATCTATAGCATCTTCCTCTGATTTAGTTGGTATGGTAATTGAATTGCCTTCATCATCCTTAAATGGAGATTGTACGCCAGTTAAAGCTATAGTAATATTTTCTTTTACTTCTTCATTACCTATTTTTGCACCACCTGAAGCTCTAGCATCATCATACGCAGCTAATGCCTCTTCATATGTCATATCAGTTTTTTTCAAAGTACCATCGGGTTGTTTTTGTATTCCCCAAGTGTTTGGATTATCTTTATCGGGCTGCATAGCACCATCTCTGGTTATCGGATACTGTTTACCATCAACTTCTGCTTTTCTAGTACCATATCTAGCTATATATCTTGGATCACCCTCACCGACATAACGATTCCAAGCTTTAACCAAATTGGTAACTTCATCGGCGTTCATACTATCTATTGACTCTACTGAAAGATTAGCTATATTATTACCTTCAAACCTAGTCTCCCAATAAGCAATTTCAGCCTGAGTTTGCCAATTCTTTAACTCCGCTTCAGATGTTTCTCTATCGAGTTCATTAGCAGTTTTTAAATCTCTCTCTATTAGTTTAGATTCAACTTCGGTGTCGGTTAAACTTCCTTTAAACTGATTAATTCTAGCTTCCATCCACATCCAATTCTCACCACCATCTTTTCCACCATGATCCAATGATGTTATATGGTCTAACTGAGCTTCACTAAATGGAACTGGTTTACCATTCATAGGATTTACCCCACCTGTTTCAAGATAGTGTCTGATTACTTGTCTTTCCCTGTCTCTTCCTATACCTTGACCTTCTTTGGGATGTCCTTTGGGATATTTACCCTTTAGATATTTAGAGGGAGGATCACCTTTTTTTCTTATGGATGACATTAGAGATTTAAACTTTTCTTTTCCTAGCTTCTCTAATAATCTTGTCTCGAAATCATCTATATCGGTTTCACTAACTTCTCCAATTTTTTCTTTTTGTTTTTCAACTATTTCCTTCTGTTTAGCCTCTCTTTCCTCTGATGTTAATTTCAACCAATCTTTATAATCATCTACATCCTCTTGTGTCATCGCAAATCTACCAGCTCCTGTCTGTTGTTCATCTGCTGGGACAAATAAATCAAGAACTTTATTTATTGTATCTTCTCTCTTGGATTGTGGATTCTTTTTTTCTTCACCACCTTCTTTATCTTCGTCATCCTCTTTATCAAATGGATTAGCATCTATTTTCATTGGTTCTGGTTTATCTTCTTCTTCTTCATCATCATCACTACCTTTTAATTTATCATATTCAATTTTAGCAGGATGTTCTTTATCCATTGTCTTTGCTGAACCAGCTTTCATTTCCTTTGATTCACCATCTTGTTTATATTTTATTACATCTTCATCATCCACTTTCTTCTCTAAAAATAAAATAACACTATCGGTAGTTTTGGTATCAATACCTTGTTTTAAACACAATTCCTTTAACAATACTAAATGATAAGCATTAGATGGATTAGGCGTTCCATCGGGAACTTTTGCTCTCCAGTCAAGCCATAATGAATTTAAATTAAAACTCATAATTCTTTATATTTCCATAGTCAAGACCAACTTTAGTCTTTGTTGTAAACCCATTAGTTTCAAGTATTTGTTTAATCTCATGTATTATTTCTACTCCATCTTCCTTCGAATAGTCAAATAAAAAACTATCGTAATTATAATGAACGATTTTTGTTTTCTTTGTTAATAAATATGTATGTAATTTCATTAAGAGTTTAACATTTCGTTCAGTTTCATAAGACTGAATATAGTAGTTAAATAACTTCTGAGCATTTAGATTTTCCAAATTCTCTTCTTTCAAAGGTCTATTATAAATATGTGAGTTAATCCTTTTATTCTGATTAAATTCATCCCACATCTCATTTATTAAATTTTTCGTCATATTTAAAAATTCAATTTTGTTCGCAACTTCATTTGGAATCCCACCATACAGGTATTGAAATGTTTTGGTTTTACCCTCACTGACATCAACTTTATATTTACTGCTCAAGTATTCATGTACGGGTGTATTGGGAAAATCATATCCAATTAAATCTCCAATCAATCTTGGATGATAAGCATCAAAGTCGAATTCAATAAAAATATCATTCAGGGGTGAAAAACATTTCCTATGTTCTGGTGTCAAGGCAGCAAAGTTTAAATTATTAATACTATTGGATGGTCGGGATGTAGTAGTGTAGAAATTATAATTCTGATAGATTTTTCTATCATGAATGTATTGAGCCATTCGATGACCAAAGGTTGAGATGATATTCGTATTGACTCCGATTCCATTCAGTTCTATTAGGGTGAATGCCTTTGTAAATTCATCGTGGAATAATTGTAACTCTGGTGTAATGGGTAAATCATCATCTTGATAATCCATTTCTTCCATTATTTTGTGCATTGGATAGTAATACATGAAATCACTATCATTGTAGAAGTTAGAGTACTTTACTTCATGTTTTACTTTATTAAAGTGCCAATAATCTACTACATTCGTGTCTAAATAATTTAAATCATTTTTTATAAAGGTTTTGTAATCGATTCCTTTATGAAGTATGTCTTTATTTAGTTCACCGACTTGTTTTTCATAATGGTTAGCATAGAGTATATTCTGGTCAAACATCAGGACAATGTTGTTATTTGGATGAGACTTTGAGTAGTTTTGTTTAGAC